TAAATAGTTACTACCTTGGTTTGTTATGGTTACTGAATTAACACCGCTGCTAATAGAACCAGTAAACGTTGCAGCAACTGCCGCTGAATTCATTGCCCTAGCTGATAGCGTTTGCGAAATGTTAATTGTATAAGTACCAACACCGCCGGAGCCTGTACCCAAAGCAGTAATGACCGTTTCGTTTGCAACACCTAAACCAAATAACGATTGTCCAACGCCTATAGTGCCGCTACTGACGTTTGTAACGGTTAAAGTCGTTCCAGAAGTAGAACCTGTGAAAATAGACGTAGCTGGAGTGCTAATTCGCCATGTGTACCTATAAGCACCGTCAACGATATAAACAGATTGTCCATTATCTGTAATCCCAACAATACCGGTTGAAGTGTTTAGCTGACCAATAATCGAAGCCGTCAGATTAGACGTTATGACGTACACAGAAGCGCCAGAAACGGCCACCATATATTCGCCGCCTGATACTGTACGCAAACCACGAACTTCAGCTTGAGCAGTTAAAAGAGCCTTCAGCGTTAAGCCTGGCGTTGGGTACAAAGACACAACACCGCGCTGACCAGGCTGTTTTAGTGCGTCAATCTCAGGGCGAAAATTGATACATTCCTGCGCATCTTGATAGATCGAAGGTGCTTCATAACTAGGGCCGACAAAACCAAAATCTGGCATGACCTACCCTTTATATGAAACCGCCGGTAAGTATGAAACCAGCGTCTTTTGCTCTTGATGTTAGCAATACGTCAGGATAACTAGACGTCTGCAAAGGCGACATGTTGGTTCGTTTGATCGTTGATTTGGCTTGTGCCGCATATTGCTGAATCATTGCAATTTGCTGCGGGTTATTCTTGCCATACATAGGCATAAGTCTTTCAGCCAAACACCAACGCAACGCAATGTTGTAACCCTGCGGCAACACAAACTCATCTTGATCGCTTGCAAATCGTTGGAATACTGTATTGGCAAACATGTGTAGCTCACCCTGCGCAGGATTTGGCCACACAAACAGGTTGCCGCTTTCCTCGTTTGGGTTAAAGTACAACGCCTTTGGCCAAGGGCCATTAAGCGATTTCAAGCCAATCATTTCGTATTGTTGCAAAGCTAAAACAGCCACCGGATAGTCAAGACCCCCGCCATAAATAGGCTGGCCGTTAGACGTTGTGTTGATGCGCACAAATGCGCTGTCAATATATAGTGGCTTTTGGTAATAAGCTGTAATCGTTGTAGATGCTACAGATTGAGCAATGTTTAGTCTGTAAGTACCTTGTTCATTGACGTTGCCGCCAGCACCGGTAATGTTAGAAACAATCTTAGTGCCAGGCGCAATGCCGGTTCCTGACAGGGTTTGGCCTGTAGCAATAGCACCAGACAAAATGCCTGTTACCGTTAAAACTTGACCGGAAATAGAACCTGTAAACGACGAACCTACAAAGTTCTGTGTGCTTGGATTAGGGCCAAGCGTATATTGAACTTGTCCAGAAATTAACGTAAAAATAATCTCTGTAACGTTAAACACCATTTGATTTTCATTTGACCATTGATCTATCAGGTCGTTCAGCATAATCAAAGCATCTTGCGAAGCTTCAGGCGTAGGAGTTTCACCCGCCTCAAGTGCGCCAATATCCTTCAAAGCACCGCTAATGATTTCAATAGGCTTAGTCATATTTGTTCCGATTGTTCAAGCTTTAACTGCGGAGCCAATTGCGTATCAATCTTTTGTAGCAAAGCAGCAACTTGCTTATACGGCAAATCATGCAACGCAGTTGCTATTGTTTGCAACTCTTGCATTTCAAATTCTAATTGATATGTTTTCATAAATCTAATTTAAACACAGCAGGTTTCCAAGGCAAATTAACCGGTTCAGTAATAGCTTCTAATTGCTCTATCAACCTAGTTTCAACCATGTTTTGGCCATCTTTCATAGTTGCTTGCCGTACCCATTCAATTACATTTTCCTCAGTCAGCGCACTAATAGGAATGCCACCATCTTGCTCAAAATACCAATAACCCTCAGAAGCAACCGTTTTGCCATTTTTTGACAATTCAGCAAAATATTTAACTGATTTAATAACGCCTTCAATAGCGTTCATTTCAATTATTGACCATTTAAGAATCATGTTTGGGCAATCCAAGTTTGCGTTATTTCATCCCACGAATAATATCCATCTTCAGGTTTTGCAACAGGCGGTTGCCATGCAAAATTGGAATCTAATGCCCAACTTGGATATGGTTGCGGAGCAATAAACTTATTTAATTCTTGGCGAAATGTATATCCAATAGCGGCAACATTTGCAGATGAATATTCAACCCAATTTTCACCCGACCAGTCATCATCACCAACCGAAACATTTTCAACAATTTGTGTTTCTGGATTAACGTAAGCAAATGTTTTCATGCTGCGTACCTCACAATTACAAGACCGGCAAAACCATTTCCTGCCAACGTAACAGGGTCAACGAATCCAGCACCACCGCCGCCCGATCCGTATGACGTTGCAGAAGTTGCCGCGCTAATAGGTGAGCCGCTACTAGCAGCACCGCCGTTACCCGCGCCAGTACCACCAGCCCCGCCAACGGCCGAACCGTTATTCGATGCACCACCACCACCGGAAGAAACATAAGTCATTCCGCTTAATGAAGTAAAATTAGCAGCAGTTAAATTACTATCAATGCTTGTTAATTGATAGCCTTGACCGCCAGCCCCGCCTTGAGCGCCAGACGGTGCGGTTTGACCTGCCGCAGTTGCGCCACCGCCACCACCACCTGCAAATGAGTTAACGCCGTTACCACCGGCATTCGTGTTTGAGCCCGAAGCTGTACCGCCGCTTGCGTTATTACCGCCGCCACCGCCCGAACCGCCATTTTTACCCGCAATTACAGAGTTACCGCCGCCGCCACCGCCTAATGAAACGCTAGTCGTTGAATTAAACGTTGTAGTTCCACCTGTTGTGCTTGATGTAGTTGTTCCAGCGCCAATCACCACAGCAAACGTGGCCGCAGTTGCTGAAAATGCTGTCCAAAAATCTAGTTCACCAGCACCGCCACCACCGGCAGCGTTTTCGCCACCAGAGCCACCGCCGCCAATAGATAATATTTCAATATCGCCGCCAGTAGTTACCACCAAATTACCGTTGCTTGTAAAAAAATGGTATTTAAAAGCGCCCACGGTTTTAACTTCATTGCCGCCAGTTGCGACAACTTTTGCTTTTCCTGCATTGCCTAATAATATATTAAGAATTCCAGACATTAGGTCAGCCCCGATCCAGAAATTAACCACGTTGTAGTGGTCAATTTAACAGCTGTTGCCATGCCATATTGCGCAAGCGATCTGCTGCCAGTTGTTCCAGCACCGGCCAAATACATTGTGTCACTTGTAATTGCAATGGTAACAACTTGGCTAGTCATGTTGATAAACGTCAAAACTGTACCTACTGCATAGGCAACGTTTGCATTGCTATCAATCGTAAATGTTCTAGCATTTGCATCTGTAGATGGATGCAATATAGCTTTGCCTGAATCAGCTAAAACAGTTGTGTAAGCCGCTGATTGACTATTAATTGGCACATTTAAATAACCCACATTTGCAGAAGCAGGTGGGAAAGTCATAACTGTGCTATCAGTACCAGCCAAAGTAATACTGTTACTGACGGTTAACGTTTTAGCATCTGTGCCAGCTAATGTAATGCTATTACTTGCCGTTAATGTTTTGCCGTCTGCTATGGTCAACGTTGATCCGGTAGCAGGAGCCGTCAAAGTAACTTTGTTAACTGTGGTGGCAGACGCTACACCAAGCACAGGCGTTACAAGCGTTGGCGAAGTAGCCAATACAACGCTGCCTGATCCTGTAGTGGCTGCAAGCATAGTTGTTGTAACTGTGCCTGTGTCGCCTGTAGTAACCATGTTACCGGCCACCGCAGGAACGTTAATATTAAATGTTGATGCGGTATTTGGGCCAACAAGATTAACTTGACCGCCTAAAGCCGCTTGAAAGACTAACTGGCCCATAATTTATTCCTTTAGGGAGCAATAATAAGTTGTGAAGCGGTCAACGCTCCGGTTGAAGGGTTGTATTTCAATTTCGTTGACGAAACAAACGTCGTTGTTAAATTGCCTGTTGTTTGATTAGCAAACATCAAATAACGTGTGCCGTTAGTAGTCGTATCGTCAGTAACTGTTGCGTAAGCAGTAGCAGCCGCCCAAATAGCAGGTGAACCAGCACCGGCAGACGTTAAAACCTGACCTGCTGAACCAACTGAACCATTAGCCGAAACCGTTGAAGTCGTTGACAACGTAGTAAATGAACCGGCTGCGGCAGTAGAACCGCCAATAGCCATGTTGTTCATTGTTCCAGCTGTCGCAGGATTAATGGTTAAAGTGCCAGTACCTGTCGGCGAAATTTGAATTGATGCGTTGGCAGGGTTCATATTGAACGCACCATCAAGCGTCAAATTAACTGCGCCACCAGCGCCCCATTGCAAACAATTACTACCGCCAGACGTTCTTAACCCACCACCGGCAGAAGTAGTTGCATCTAAAAACGGACTAGCAAGCCTTGTGCTGCCTGTAACCACAGTTCCTGTTATCGGGCCTGGCGACGTAAACGTTCCTGTTGAATCGGCAAAACTCCAAGTTCTATTTACAGCGCCTGTCGTGCCAGTTTTAATATTAACAAGACCATCACGCAAAGAATTAAGATTTGTGCCACTAGCTAATGACAAATCCAATTGGTTGCCGTCGTTAGTGCCACCAACAATCAAATATTGATTAGTGCTTAATTGACTGCCAAGACTAGCCGTTGTCAGCGTCATGCCTGTTAGCGTGTTTGTCCAAGTAGGAGCAGACGCACCAGCAACCATTGCGTAATTTGTCGTGCCAAGAGCTAAAAACGTTGTTGCTCCCGCACCTGATTGGTAAGGAACCGAACCTGTAGCACCACCTGCAAGATTTGTCGCAGTCGTTGCACTTGTTGCGGTTGCCGCAGTACCACCAATAGATAAACCGGCTGCTGTGCCAGTTAAACCAGTACCAGGGCCGCTAAATTGTGTTGTTGCAGTAACGGTTGTGCCTGTAACGGCAGCAGCTGTTGTGCCGCCTATAGTCGTGCCGTTGATCGTGCCGCCAGTAATAGTTACATTATTGGCATTTTGCAACGCCATTGTGCCAATACCGCTAATTTGCGCAGAAGTTAAAGCAATTGCTTGCGAACTAGCCGCAGTAATTTGACCTTGAGCATTAACTGCAATAACTGGAACAGTCGATGCGCTGCCATATGTGTTAGCAGTAACTCCGGTATTCGTAATGCTGAATTGGTTAGCCGATAGCGTTAAACCTGTACCAGCCGTATAAATCGCAGTATTTGCAATTTGTACCCAATTAATAGGCGTTACATCAATTGTGCCTGTGCCATGATTTGTAGTTCCCCAAGCCGTTCCTGCATTAACCGTTCCGCTAGTTACAAAAAGGTAAATGTTTTGTAGTTCTGCATAAGTGTCGGTGTCAGTAGAACGACTCCAAGCACCGGCAGCAGCAACGTAAACGCCGTTAAATTGTGCTGAAGTTTGGTCTTTAACCAAAACCCGCTGACCTGCCGTAACTGTTACGCCGTCAATCGTTAGCAAACCTGACAACGCCACCAGATTGGCTGTTGTGGCCACCGCAGCAGGTTGCAATAGCTGTAAACCTTGAGCCGCAGCATCAACATAAGCTTTGTTTACTAAATCGTTGTTGCTTATTGGTGCTGTGCTAATCGTGCCTGTAGTCAGCGTCAGGTTGCTAATCGTTGCATTGGTTACCGGCGTTGTTAAACCAATTGTTCCACCGTTATAGGTTGAATTGGTAATAGCTACGTTGTCAAACGAACCGCCAGAAGAAGCAGAAAACGGAGTACCAGCAGGGCCAATCAACGTAATTAATTCGAAGTCCTCATTAAAAATGCCTTGAACCGGCACAATATTAATTGTTGACGTTTCTGCGACTTCGTTTGTGTCATTTGTAGTTGTCATGCCGCCTCACAATTAAAAATCAGGGCCGAAGCCCCGATTCTTACGACTGATCTGCCATAGGTGTAACGTAAATGCTACCTGCGTTTGCGCCGCTAGAAATTGCCGTAATCGAGAACTGATTTGGCGGCACAGCCACAACCATCGGTGAAGGCATAGAAATGCCTAAAACAATGCTTGTTGACGTATTACCAGCCGTTGGCAATACTGCTGCCCCTGCCGACGTAGGAGTAATCGTCACAGCTACCGGAAAGTTATTTGTATTTAACAATCCTGCGTAGTTGATCTGATCGTTGCCAAGCGGCGTACAAGTTAAAGCTGTTGACGAAGTAGAAGTCACAGCTATGCAAGTAGTTGGGCCATTAACTCGAAAAACTGTAGTGTTAGCCATTACTTACCCCTTAAACAGCATTTACAGGTGCTGGGCCTTCTAAACGCACAACTTGTAAGCTGTAAGTGCCGATAGCTGGAATTTGTGCGCTTGCAGTAACATTTGCAAACTGCATAGAAAGCACATTGCTTGTTAAGCAATCAGCCTCACCAACAACAACGCCAGTTGTTTGTGCGCCGCTGTAACCTATAACTTCAACTAAATCAGTTGTTGTTAAGCCAGGCAATGCAAAGGTTTGAATTGCTGTTGTGTTTGCGGAAACAGTAACCGGTGTCAACGAAGGTTGAATGTAGAAAGTTTCGTGCGAATTACCGCGAGTAACTGTGGTGCTAGACATGATTTTGTCCTTTCAAAAATTTTACTAATTATAGGCTTTCATGCGAAAAAAGCCACCCCTTGTGAGAGTGGCTTAGTCCGTTTTAGCCCAATTAATAATTAGGCGTAAGTAGCAAAGTCATAGCCATAAACGTAAACGTCCATAGTGGCGGCAGCGCCTTGTGCTGTGCCAACATTAACGTAAAGGTTATCGCCTGTGAAGATAGCAGTAGATGCAACGGTGCGCTGACTAACAACTGTCGAAGAAGTAAGAGCCGACAATGCTGCGTTAGCAACAATAGCGGTTCCACCAGCCGACGGTGCTGTAAACAAACCAGCGGCAGCAGTTGTCAAACTGATCGAAGCATTCGTGAAAACCACGTTTGAAACAGACCAATTTGTAGCGTTAACGACAGTCAGTTTGGCTTGGTCGCCTGTTGCATTTACGTTTACACCTGGGAACACCGCTAACAAACGGATTGCCTGATTCGACAATACATTTTGCGGGTGAATAGTTACGGTACTTGCTGGGCCTGGATTCGCCATAATATATATCTCCTAAATTAAGCTGCAACGCGGCAAGCGAGTTCTTGGTACAAAGGTGCCCAGCCGTACAGAACATCTAAACGTGTCGGAATCGAATCGTTGTTGATAGTGTATTGACGGACAACGCGCATTGACAGGCCAATTTCCTTGTCGCTTGCACGACCAGCAAAGTGAACGCCTTCTGGCAACTCCAAGTCAGCAACTGCAAGCGTAAATGCGTTGCGGTGCATGATAATGTTTTGCGGCGAAACTGTACCAATCTTGTCGAACTGAGTAATTGCAGCAGTTGCCGAAGTTGTAGGAATCGAAACGTTTTGGAACTGACCAGCTGTAATGATAGCGGGAGAAACAGTTACCGAAACAGACGAACCAGAAGCAACCGAAACAGCCGATCTAACTACGAATGAACGCAGCTTGTTCGAGCCGTAAGCTTGACGATTCTGTGGGTTAACTGCAAACACACCAGCAATCGTGAATGTGTCGCCAGCATTCAGGTTCAAAGTACCGGTGTTGGCTGCTGTCAAAGTAATTGTTGACGAAGAAGCCCAACCAGTAGTCAAGAAGCCAGTTGCAGTAGTTGTGTTGACCGAACCTGTCACAGTAGTTGAGCTATTTGAGCCAAACTGTTGTGAAACAACGTTCTGATCCAGTTTCCAGTTCATACCGCCTGAATCACGACCCATCAAACCCTTGCGGTATTGTGCCGAAATTGCTTCTTGTGGCACAAACAGACCTTTCAAGCTGTCAACGATAGTTGCGCTTGTAAACGGTTCAACGATACATGAACGACGGCCATCGCGTGGAGCGCCTTCAGAATCAAGGTAAGCTTGACCTGTCAGATATGTAATCAGACCGGTTGGCGGTGTGCCAGCAGTACCAACAATGTTAGCTGTGTTAGCAGTAGCCATAACCAAACCATCGCGATCAATTTTGTTGGCAATAGCAGCAACAGCAGGTTTTAGAACGCGATCAGAGAACATATCAAGGCTTAAAGCTAAGTCTTGAGTTGTAAACTGAGTATCAACGTGAAACTGTGTGCCCAAAGTAACAGGAACCGAAGTCTCGTTGAAATCTTCAATGTTCAGCGCTGGGCCAGTTGTACCGATGAAACGGCCAGGGCGACGAACGTTTACTGTGTTACCAATCTTTGCGCCGATAACAGCGAATTGGTCATCATAGTTACGATCAACTTCTGAAGTGAAAGTCAGTTCATTCTCCAAGACCATCAACGCTTCATTGGTGATCTTGCTAATGGTTAGCAAGTTATTTGCCATTTTGTAGCTCCTAAAAAGAAATTAATTAGCTACCGAATCTTCCCCGACTTACGCATTTCTTTCCATTGCTGGATAGTGCCTGTAAATTCGCCCTTATCATTAATCGGCGTATCTACCGCGCCAGAAGTACCTTTAATCGGGTTAATCGGTGGCGGTGCTTTACTCTTTCTTACCGCAACAGCTTTTTCCTCAGACGGAGTATATTTAGACTCCAACTTGCCCAACTCTTTCAAAGCCTGTGGCAGCGGCATCCCAGCGAACTTCTGTGCGAAATCTTCGTTCTCAGCCAAGTGATAAAGAATTCTTGGCCCAACGTCGCTTTCTAAAATTGCGTCTCGTATAACGTCGTGTATAACAACGTCAGACGAAGCGATCATCTCGTCATAGTCCGGTAGCTCTTGTTTAGCCTGATTAATGCGCTCGTTCCAAGTCGATAAGACTTTTTGCTGCGCTTCTTGAGCCTTAACATTAGCTTCAGCTTGCTTTTCAGCTTGGATCATTCGTTTCGCTTCGTACTTAGCTAAGTCTCTAGCATAGTCAAAAGCGTCGTTGTAATCACTTGGCTGTGGTTCATCAGTCTGAACCTGTGCTTGCTGTGGCTGCTGCTCCAGAGCTTTTAAACGTGCTTCTAAAGCCTCGCTTCGCTCACGTTCCCTTGCCGCCTCTTGTTTGGCAGCGTCACGCGCTTTGCTTAACTCAGAAAACCGCTTTTCCAGCTTTGGGTTTTGTTTCTTCGGTTGCTCTGTTGCTTCCGCTTCCGTTTCTGCTGTTGGTTCACTCTGTTCTGCCTCTTGGACAGGCTCCGCAGGACTTTCGTCAACTACGGCCTCAGTCGGGGCATCATCAGCTAAACCTAACTTATTTGCATAAAACTCAGCTGAATTTTCACTTGTTAATACATTTCCTGCTTCTTTTACTTCTGACATGAGTTTCCTCAAGAATTTACCCAGTTAGCCTAACTGGTAAGGTTTTGCTAATAATAATCCTGCTTAATCTATTGTGCAACCTGTTGCTGCATAATTAATGGATTTTGCTCTTGGTCAATATCAACAACAGCTTGAACCATCGCCCGATCCTGCTCCGCATTCCTACGGTCAATCTCTAAATTCAGGCGGTTCGTGTCCATGTTGTGCAACAACAATTCAGTTATTGCCTCAATTTCAACCTTGTTCTGGCTAGTAATAGACCTAGTGTTTTGGTCATTGACGCGCACTTCAGCCATAGTTTCTGTGTTGTGAGCTTTAGCGGTTTGACGCATTAACTCGCGCTTATTCTCATTGTCTTGCTTGACCTGCTCAATATCTTGACGCTGTTTCATGGCCATTTGCATAGCTTGCAACTGTTGCTGTAATTGCTGGTTCTGATCTTGAGCCTGTTTCAACTGCATTTGTATCTGCGGCGGTATCTTAGAACGTTCGTCAATCTGTGCCAGCGGGTTCAACGTAGCCAAACGGTCAGCAATAGTGTCAGCGCCAGGGAAATCCATATTCCTAAACCACAGGTCGCCGATTTTGTCCATCAACGCAGGGTCTGCCCCTAATATTGGAGTCATAGCTTCGACAGCTTCTTGGCGCTTGGAGTTGTAGCCAGGCCCTGTTTCCATCACAACGTCGTATTTGCCAACAGTCACATCATTCATTATATTGCCAAGTGCGTCCTGTTGATTAACCGTCAACAAGTCTGGCTTTCCATCTTCGCCAATGATGCGCAAAACTCGTTCTGTATCGTAAATCTTAGGAATCAAATCAAGAATTATCTTGCCAACGTGACAAAGGCTGCGTGTCAGGTTGTCGTAATAATCAAAGTTTGTTAAATCAATCTGTTGCTGCTGGCCATTTAAAGCCTTGCCGCTTATGTTCCCTGTTGGCATTTGGCTAGGGTCAAATATGCCCATTATCGCCTGCATGTCGTTATTTACGCCCTGCGCAGCTGTAATTATTCCCGCAGGTGGTGGTTCAGGTTGCAAGCGTATTGGCGCAGGTGCTGGACGACCTTCAATATCTGTCTGCTTATAACGCAGGTAACTATTAGATTTAATGTTAGCCGTTGCCCAATCGCTTTCATGACCTTCGTCTTGTCCTTCAGCCATAATCCACTTGGCTTTTGGTGCTAATGCTATGGACTCAGTCAAGCTTGTTTGCCAGAAGTTGTACATACGTTGCGGGTCTTTGCCGAAACGAACCATGCCAAACTTCTTGCGCTTGTCGCCAACAATCATATGACGGCCATAAACAGGCACTAATGGAATGTACTTGCCAGGCAAATCACGTTCTTCAAGAACCTGAACGCCGGTGAGCTTCTTCCACTTGATAACTTTCTTGAAACTGTCGCGCTTTGATACCAAAGTAATACCGGCAGCATCCATTTCGCGCTGGTCTAACTCATCTTCGTAAACGTGAGAACCGTCAGACAACAGGCACAACTTAACTTTCTTGCGCCATGTATAAAAGTATTCAGCCAGGCGAATATCTTCTTTCATTATCCATTCGTTCTGACTGTCGCCTGTACCGCGCATAGACCAATTAGTCTCGTCTGCGTCTGGATACATCTTTTGGAATACTTCTTTGCTCATAACGGTGGTAATCATCGCTTTTTCAGCGTCTGAACCGTCAGGTAGTATGCTATTCGGGTCTAAATAGACTGTAAAAGGGTTATCTACAGGGTCAATATAGATTTCTTGGTCGAACGAATCTTCCGACATGTAGTTCGTATTAACGCGAATATATCCCCAACCCATGCGCACCGCATAATCAAATGCGTTGTCATAAGCATAATCAGCGTTTGAATTTACTTCGATGTGGCGAATAATGCCTTGAATGATCTGAGCTTCTGCCGCTTGTTCATTCGTATTCATTGCATGAACTTTAATGCGGGGTCTTTGCTGACGTTGCTGGTTGATAACCTGCCGACAGTATGTGTCTAACTTGTTAATGGTCAGACATGGGCGGGATTCTAGGTTTCGGCTGTTTTGTAGCTCAACCGGCCATTGGTCGCCATTGACGAACTTTAAGTCCTCCAACGCTTCTTGACGGTTCATAGTGTCAGCGTCGTTGCAGAACTTTAGAAACTGTTTAGCTTCTTCGATAATTGGATCGTAGTCGCCTTGTTGATTATTTGCCATCATCCCATCCACGAATTAATTTGTCCGTATTGCGCAGACTGTGGCCTTTGCCTTGTCTTTCGCGGTTCTTGAATCATTAGACCGATATACCTGAAAGCGTCAGCGCCATGAGAATAATGGTCATGAAGCGGCGTTCTGCTAAATTGCTTAGTATCCGGATCAACTTCGTACCGGTAATGCCGCAGACATTGTAAGCCTTCAGCACAGTTTTCTCTATCAAAATAACATTTTGGGAATATTGTACGCGCAGCATTAATACTGTCAACAACCGGCACTTTATCCAAAACCCTTGTTTTAAACCCTGCGTTCCTGACAATTTGCTCAATCGTCATGCCAGCAGCGGCAAGGGTTTTGTTCTGTGCGTCATGCGGTAGCCAAATCGTATCGTACACATAACCAAACGTTTGCAGCGTTGCCAGGTAATGCGTCATGGTCTTTTGCGTGTCCTGAATGTACCGAATCAGCCTGGTTTCCATGCCAACGAATTGCAGAAACCAAATTGCTGTATGGTCTGCCCACCCAAGATCGAAAATTGCATGAACTGGCTTGCTTGGATCATAGGGAACCTTAGTAATCCGGCCATCAAACTCTGCTTGTTGCATTTGGTCGGCAAAGATCGCACCGTCAACCGTAACCCTGCACAAACCTTCCCAAACGTTGTTATAAGCTTGTCGATCCCTATTCTTAAGCGCATCCTTTTCCTCGCGCAACGTCTGTGGGAACCAAGGATTATCTGACCAGTTGATCTTGCGAACTATTGCATTGTCAGGCGCATGAACTACAAACCGTTGGAACGTCTCGTCAGTTTCTAACTCAGGGTTAAACGTTATCCAAATCTCGCTGTTTTCTTTACGAATAGTAGGAACCAAAACATTCCAGCTTGACCGGCTAACCGTCTGAGCTTCTTCAACCCAACAAATGTCAACGCCTTCATATGATTTGACGTTGGCAACATTGTTCTTTAGGCCGACAAAATTAAACTCTGAACCGTTCTTAGCTCTAATTGTGGCTTGTGTCACGTCATAGAACGTTTCGAGCCCCAACGCCTGTATCTGGTCGCACAGCAGCTTATGGACTGAATCTTTTAGAGAAGTTTGGAATTCACGCGCACACAGTATGCGGAGCGGGTCTTTAGCAGCCAGGATTAGTAATGCTCTAGCCACGCCCCAACTCTTAGCGCCACCACGACCACCGTATAAAACCTTGTATCTGGACTTTTCAAACAAGCACGACAGCTTTTCGGGAAACTCTGCTTTGCTTACTGCTTGCTCGACTACATCACTCATTTGGCTTGATAAACGTTACTTGGATGCCTGATAGCAATGGTGCGCCTTCTGCGCCTGTTAGCTCTGTTTGTTGAACTGCTTTGCCGTCTAACCTGTCAATCAACTCTTTGACCGCCCAAGGTTCCATCGCTTCAGCGGCAGCGAACAAGCTCTCAGCTACATTGCGCAGCTTATGCGGTTCTTGAACGGCAATCTTACGCAAATGGTCATAGAACAATTTGCCTTTTGCCCCATTCTTGTTTCCTATTGGTGCGCCACCTGCCATGAAGTTACCTTAACTTTTAACTATTTGTTTTTTTTGGGTTTCTGTACTTCGCGTTTTACCGAATAAGCAATAGCGACAGCTTGTTTAACTGGCTTACCCGCCTTTACTTCAGCTTTTATGTTTTCCTTAAAAGCCTTGTCAGATTTGCTATGCTTTAATGGCATGATTATTTCTTTTTCATAGGTTTAGCTGTCTTAGCCGAATCAATGAACGCTTGCTTAGTCGGTGCGCCTTCGCTGCCAACCTTGCGCATTTTTTCAACTGGCTTTCCCGCAGCTTTCTGAGCGGCGATGCGTTCCTGTTTTCGATGAATATTTTCGTAGAGTCCAGGTTTAGTAGCCATTAGCAATTCCAATTCTTTAAACTAGCCTTTGCTCTTTCAGCAGGGCCTTTAGCGTTTTTGACAACTCCTTCCATTCTTGCGCAGAAGCTGGCTTTTCTACCTTTGTCTGCGTCAGTCTTTGGATGCGGAGCCGGTGGTTTCAGGTTTGAGTTGTTCTTTGCGTTGTATTCCGCACGACCTTTGGCTGTCATACCCGCACCTTTTTCGGTCGGGTTGTAAGTCTTACCTTTGCCGGTAGTCTTGTGTTCTATCGGTTTATCGTGTTTAGGCGGCATCTTGTTCCCTTTCAATCCAGCAAATATCAGCTTCTTGGATGATTTGGTAATCCTCGCCCTTCAGCTTTATCGTTGGCCACTTCAAATAATCACCGTTGCCATAGCGGATTGAATCGCCAGGCTTTGCATCCAATCGCTTGACGTTGCCCCGCTTATCACGTTTGCCAGGGCCAACCGCCACAATCGTACCCATATTGAAAGATTCCCGATTATTTACTATCAGGACTTCGGAAAGTTGTCGGATGCTAGGTTTAACTAGCACCCTATCTTGCATAAGTCTAATCATTGACCGTAAGACGAACGCTTGTGTTCGTAACAAATGCCGTTGGTTCTACCGGTGTTCAAATCCTTGTAATTACCATCGGCCTCAGTTTTACCCATTGCAACGCCGCCTTTAACAACTGGCTTCATTTCGCCACCAGTATCAGCAGTAGTTGCGCCTTTTGGCGTTTTAATGCCGGTGCTGCTTTTAGCGCCGACCATTGGATCATGCAACTTAGCCATAATTTTCCCTTTCGGATTATTGACCGTAGCTGTTGCGTGTGTGCGTATAGCAAATGCCAGCAGTTTTGCCGGTGTTGAACTCTTTGTCCATACCGGTCATGTCTTCTTTACCCATAGCAACGCCGCCAACGATCTTGCCACGACGTTCGCCAGTTGAATCAGACATGTCAGCACCTTTTGGTGGTGTTGCGCCTGTCATGCTCTTAACGCCCTTGTTAGAATCCATCTTACCCATGATATTTTCCCTTTTCTTTGCAAAGAAATTACTACGATTATTAACTTAAGTTAATGGCTTGTCAATAACTTGAATAGCTACTGTTGCGCCACCACCTGATTTTATAGCAGCGCGTTGAATAGTCAAATGGTCAATTTGCTCGTCATCATCAAATACACCGGCATCCTGCAAAGCATCTAAACAAGCTTTCAACCGGTTATCAAGATCAATCTTGCGCTTGTCTCTTGGATGCAAATAAATTAGCACCTTTAATCTACTAATGCCCAATTTCGGCACTTTTTGGTCAATCACACATTCAGCAACATCAATTTTGTATTGTCTGCCAGCTTTGGATAAATAGCGACGGCCACCAGATTGGAGCCAATAATGATTCACGGAAGGTGGTAATGGAACATTAATGAGTATCAAGCAGCTCCCCTGTCCAGGCTAAGAGTTCTTCCTCTGTCGTTTGGTAATGCCTCTCAAACGCTTTACGCCCCATTCCGTGAACACCAATGTCACCGCGATGATGTGAAGGGCACAGACCAATAACAGGGGCGCTATCACGACGACCAGCGCGGCGAATATGATGAATTTCGCAAGGAGTTCCGTCATAACCTAACTTTCTGCATAGTATGCACCCAAGGTCAGCAACTTTGTCGTAATGCTTATTTTTTGCCATCTAGTTTTTTGTTCATACAACTGCTACACAACCAGCGTCTGTTTTTTCCGTTTGCGATTATTTTCCAATAACCACCTTGTGAATTTTTAGTCAACGAACAATTGCTACAGTATCTATCACCAGCTGGACTTTGTTTAGCCGGTTCAAATTCATCAAGATTTAACATTAACAGTTTACTTTAATTAATTGTTATTATTGTTGTACTTATAAATGTATTACAACGAAAGGCAAAAATGACTGCCAAATCTTGTACCGACGAAGAATTTATAGCAGTTTGGAACAAATATCAATCAGCAACAAGAGTAGCAGAAGTTTTGAATATTCAGGTTAGAACTGTATATACAAAACGCAGAGAAATTGAAAATAAATTTGGATTAGCTTTACTTGCTACCGATAAAAGGTCTCTTGATTGCAATGTAACGATACCAGCCAATGGTGTTCGCGTTCGGGTAGAAATGGATGAAGGCCTAATTATGGTGGCAAGTGATTGCCATTATCACCCTGGACAAATATCCGCAGCGCACAGAGCTTTTGTTAAATTAATACCAGAATTAAACTGCCGCATGATTATTATGAACGGAGATGTTTTCGACGGTTCTGCAATTAGTCGATTTGATCCGGAAGGCTGGAAATCAAACCCAACCGTAAAACAAGAACTAGAAGCCTGTTCAGACCGTTTAGGTGAAATTGAAGCTGTTGCCGCAAATGCTAAATTACATTGGACATGGGGAAACCATGACATGCGCTTCAACACTCGTCTAGCGTCTCAAGTTGGTTCTGCATTTGAAGGCGTACAAGGATTTAATCTTACTGACCATTTCCCACGTTGGAAATTTAGCACCAGTGTTATGGTTAATGAAAGTTGCATGATTAAGCATCGTTGGCATAACGGAATACACGCTGTCTATAACAATACCCTTAAATCAGGGTGTAGCTTCGTGAGTGGGCACTTACATTCCTTAAAATGTACTCCCTACAGCGATTATACAGGCGACCGTTATGGCGTCGATACAGGGACATTGTCAGCAATTGATGCAGAAGGCTTTAGCTACCACGAAGATGCAAGCGTCAACTGGCGTTCTGGATTCGCTGTTTTGCAATTTCATGAAGGCAAACTTTTGCCGCCAGAACTATGCCAAGTATTAGATGAAAGTGCTGGAAAGTGCTATTTCCGTGGTTCAATATTTTATGTGTGAATAGTCATCTAAATGCCACATGACAGGATTATTATTAGCTTGCAGTTCCCTATAACCTTTCTTGGAGTAAACAAATGAGCATGATTATTGATTACGAAAACAAATTGATCTATATCGGCGACGGTTACGAAGTTGTCCAATACGAAGAAGAAGACGCAACATTCTTTGATGACGAAGGCAATGAATACTGGTACGACGAAGCAGAAGATATTACTTACGTTTACGACGAAGAAACTGAAGACTGGTACGAAGTTGAAGAAGACGAAGACGCAGCAGCATGGTAAAACAAAGGGGCGAAAGCCCCTTTTCTACATGTTGTCTCGTATTGCTCGAACCGGAATATCTGTTCTCTCATGAATGCGCAAAATGACCATGTCGCTAATCGGCGCACCATGTCTTATCTTGCTTATAGTTGGCACTCCTAACTCTAATATTTGAGCAACTTCACGATCTGTCTTTAAATCAAGTTCCCTGCGTAAAAAGTCGATCAATTTATTGTCAACATGTGTTGGTCTCATAATGAACCCTTCCTCCGGTTAGCGGATAACGTTTGCCAAATTTCTGTGATGCGTATTTCGTGCTGGCGTTTGTTATCCAAAATTTTAAATTGCTTATAGTTCTCTACCCACTCAGCTACTGCATTTTCGTATCCAGGGCTGTCTATGGCTTGCGCTTCCCTTTCAGCCACCGTACCACTAGCAAGTAGAAATGAATGCGCCTTGGCCTGTTTAATGGCTTCCTCGCACCTTTTAACTTCGCCAGATAATTCAGCGTGTTCTTGATCTGTCCTGCTCAAAAATATTAATGCTTTCTCAACCCGCGAATCATTTAAGTTTTCAAGTTCCATTATCGCCAATCCCCTTCGTTTCCTCGATTATTCTTATTCCATTGTTCTCGCGCATCTTTTTCTAATTTGTCTGTACTACGCCACTTCTTAACTTCTTCAAAATAATCAAGCATTTGTTGCCTACCTTTTACCCGCAGTTGCAATACATACCTAACTTCACATTGATGCCTAAATTCATCGCTATCATTTACCATTGCGCAGCCATTGCATCAGCTATACCTTGAAAGGTTTTACTTCTAACTTTTGCTGATTTGTTGTCTGAATACCATTTGGGTAATTTTTTACCAGTAGGAGAAATATAGAACTCACCCTTATCAACAATATTTGTATGCTTCAACAAAGGTAAATTTTTAAGCCACAAACAAGTTGTTTTTTGCGCCATGTCACCAAATTGCCAAGGTTGTATTATTTGATCTGGCTTACGATAAAAACTACTCATAATTCCTACAGGATTTTCTACAGCTATTTTTGGTATGTTTGCATTAGCAATTTTTAAGAAAAAATCTATACCTTGTTGCTGCCTACCATCTTCACGTTTCTTTGCAAAATGTTTTGCGCCGCTAACAGCTAAATGAGTACATGGTGGGAAAGCAATCATCAAATCCCAGCCATCATTTATAACGTCTAATACATCGCCTTGATAATGCGGCCCATCAACATCAGTCGGTAATAAGTCGCATGACATAGCGTCGTGACCGGCAGCTATAAAAGCATCCCTAACCGTTCCTGAATATTCACAAGCAACCAAAACTCTCACGCTAATGCCCTGATCTTGTCTGCAATACGTTTGCGCAACTCGCTAAAGCTTTCACCTGGCTTAGAAGTAACGCCCACTTCCCTAGCTTTCGCCATAGTCAACTGTTCGTCGCTGTACCAAGGTAACGAAGGCGGTTTCTTTTCCTGCATATCAAGTTCATCTTCCCAACGGCCTTGGTTTAACCAAGTTGCTGCATGTGGAATAAACTCTGTTTCTGTCTCTTTAAGCTTCCAGTATTTAATATGCACCGGCAAAGCTTCAAACGCAACTTCTTGTTCCTCTTTCGGCATACGTTCCCAAATCTTTTGCGCAACACGTTTGCTTACCTTGCGAGGGTATAGCTTCCAGAATTCTTCAAACATATTATTCCTTTGGCTGCGGCAATCCTGACCACAGCGGCCAACCTTCAAGCAATGGTTCTTGATCTATCGGTTGTAAAGATTCCGCTAGTTTTGTGTCCGATATTTGTATATTCCTTTCGGACATGCGGTTTTTTTGCTCCGCTTCCAATACGCGCAGATCATTTGCTGCGTCAGATACGCCATGCCAATCACTTCTAGCAATCATCACGCGCATGTACTCGATTAAAATTGCTCGTTGTGTTTTATAGTCTGTGTAATCTTTAATCATTCTTGGCCTCTTTTGCGGATAGCTTCAGCAGCACATTCAAAGGCAGCAGTAACTAAATCGCTATGCCAGTCAGCCATTTCTTCACTCAACTTGGCACATGCTTCGCGTTCTGCTTTACGCCCTGCTTTCCAAGCTTCCCAAGCCCAATACATCATTGACGTGTTGCTGTAAGGATTCATTGTTGTGTCGCAATCCTGATCCCACCAAGTTTCAAATTCTTTTTGTTCATTCATATTTCCTCCTGTGTATATTATTAAGGCTGCTTAATCTTTACGTCAAGCATTTTCTACACTTACTTTTATTTACTTTTGTTTTAGGCATAGGACAAGACAATTAGGTGGTACTCACCCAATTTAGCCACCTGCTTCAGTAAAGTCGATAAGTAAAGTCTTGCAAGCTACTACACCCGAAGGACTACGTTCATTTCCAAGAGGACGATTACGGATCGCCTAGCCGCCACACCACCTGTGTTCTCTTGTTCCTGTGATACCCGTAGTAAGTTCACGCGCTGTCTTGTCAGTAGGCGCACAGGTTTTCTTGGTAGCCGCCCCTGCAAGGCGCATTGCTAACGTGACCAGTACGGTCTAAACGCAAAAAGCCCTTAAAGTCTTGGCTCTCAGCGTGGCAGCGCTCCCTTGCGGGTAAAGAACCAAAGCTTTAAGGGCCTTGATTTCCTATGCTGCCACATAGACATGGCAACATTAACACAGGTAAAAAAAAGCCTCAAGTACATTCTTGAGGCAAACCGCGAAGGATAGCGGAGCGAGAAATTAGTACCAGTACACTAGCACTATTTGCGTCATTTAGTGCCAGTAACCTAAATTTCAGGCCAAATATAACGCCAATTAGCAGGAAACATCAACTTTCTTGTTAATTTTCCGTCAGATTGTTTTTCTATTTCTGCAGCCAAATACACCCTTTTATCCAAAGGAATGCCGTTACGTCGCCAAACACATACCGCTGGCGGTGAAATATTAAGCTGCTTTGCAATAGCTGTCGGGCCACCTAACAAATCAATTATCTGAGAATCATTCATTAACGTAGATTAACAAATAATGTTTGACAGGTCAATTAATCTGGCTTAATGTGTTGCTTACGGTGAATTTACCGTACATCTAAAAGGACTTTACAAATGGAAAACGATCAAAAATTATTGATGGACGAAGTTGAAGAACGACTTGACGCTGTACTTTTTAAAATTGAGCAATTACTTGAGCCAGACGAAATATCTTTAATCCGTTGGGCTTGCGGCAAATCATCTTACACAATTAAGGGTCAACATGTTAATTTCGACAACTAAACAATTCAGCAACGAAAAGAAATTTAAAAACGCACCGGCAGGATCACACTTAGCCAGGCTTTATAAGATTGTTGACGTTGGCAGCCAACACGGTGAATACCAAGGCAAAGCCACATTTAATAGAAAAATTGTTTTTTACTTTGAATTACATGGCGACGACGCTACTGGCCAACCGCTTGTCAATGACGACGGCAAACCGTTAATTATTACCAAATACTACAACGTTACCCTTGGCGAAAAAGCTACTTTGCGCAGACATTTGCAATCATGGCTTAACCTTGATTTTACTGCTATGCCTGAAGGTTTTAAGGTTGAAAGCATTTTAGGTAAGTTTGGAATGATCAACGTCATTAATTACACAAAAGACGGAGAAATAAAAACAGCAATTGATGGAGTAACGGCCGTTCCTGCCATTGTTGTTAAACATGGTCTGCCAGAAGGCGTAAACGATTTATTTATATTTGATTTAAATAAATTTGACAGCGCAAAGTTTGATTCTTTATCAGATAACGTAAAGAAAACAATTATGGATTCGCCGGAATATCGTGCGATTTTTAAACAATCTGATACAAAATCAGCAGCGTCAAATGAATTTGGCGACGACGATATTCCATTTTAAGGATTGGCCATGAACTGCAAAGACTGCAAGTTTTATACGCACGACGGCCATTACGGATCATGCAAACGCTACCCGAAAGTTGAAGTTAAGTCGGGTGGCGATTGGTGCGGTGAATTTCAAGAAAACACAACAAAAATAACTGCTCGTGCTTATGGTGAAATTGAATTTATTCCCGCCATTACTGTTGATGAAGTTGGCGAAATGATGAAACCTAAACGCGGCAGACCTGCGAAGGAGCAAAAATAATGGCTGGCCATTGGTATAAACCCGACGGAAGTCCTATGTACACAGTCATAGGCAAAAACGGTAAAGAACGTGACACAACGCTGCGAGACGCTAGGGAACATAATTTAGTTCCAAGCGTGACCACAATTATGCGTATAGCAGCTGCGCCAGGCTTGGACATGTGGAAGCAGCAGCAAGTCTTAAAAGCTGCTGTAAGCGTTCCTAGGCTTGACGGTGAACCAGAAGAAGATTGGTTTAGCCGAATAATGAAGGTTAGCAAGGAAACGTCTGCTGAAGCTGCTGATCGTGGTACGTCCATGCACAACGTTATTGAAGATTATTTCAATAAGAAGCCAGGCGATTACCCTGATTATGCGTCAGCTGTTTATTTTGCCGTTGCTAAAGAGTTTGGCAATCAGAACTGGATATGCGAAAAGTCGTTTGCTGTTGATGGTTTTGGCGGCAAGGTTGACCTACATTGCGAAGATATTATTATCGACTTTAAAACCAAAGAAGTCGTTGACGATAAAACCGCAGCTTACGATGAGCAACTCATGCAATTAGCGGCCTATAGCCGTGGTTTAAGTATGCCAGACGCATTATGTGCCAACGTCTATGTAGATTTGGCTGGCAACGTCAAGATCATTACTCACGATCCGCAAGACATAGAAAAAGCTTGGCAAATGTTCACGCATTTACTAGCTTTTTACCGTATCAAAAACGCAATTTAAACCTAAAGGTCAGCTTTTTGCTGGCCTTTTTTAACTTATAAGTACCACCTTTTTAAGTTATCAATAAAAAATATTTAAATATTTTGATTAAATTGCTTGACGTAAAGATTAAGCCAGCTTAATATTCAACTCAGCAGCAAACAAAACCGACTTTACTTTCTTTCTGGAGGCTTCATGTTTACTACCAACCAAATCGTTCGCGGCAAAGTTGCTGGCGTTTTCGTAATCCTTGGTTTCCGTATCGGCGCAGACGGTGAGCGTTGGGCAATGCTCAAGGAATATAACGAAGTTACCGGCAAGACTTATCGCGGTGGCTTATCGCTTCCAGAATCAGCGCTTCGCAGCTATCACTAAAACTTGGGGCTTCGGCCCCTATTTTTAAAGGAAAGGAAATGTACATGACAAAAGATATTCACCGTCGCGGTCTTGACGAAGGAATGGAAATTGCCCTTCGTATGCTTAATGAAACCTTGCAAATCAATTGCGAGCATTTGGGCGACGCAATAGCCCATGTCAATGTTTTAAATAACCAACGTAGATGGTTAAAACAAGATTTAGAAGAAATTCGCAACGTTTATTTAAAATTGTCTGACGATTACAAACAACTTCAATATCACTATGACTGTGCAATCTTAGATGCGAAAGGCCTAGATCATGACCACTAATCACCCTTACTTATCCATTACTTTTGTTATTGCTCTTGCGATATTTGCTGAAACTATTGTGGAGTTTCTGCTATGAGCCAACAAGAAGCCATCATTAAATGCCTCAAGAAAGGCTGGAAAAGCCCCATAGACGCGCTAAACGAAGCCGGCACTATGAAACTAGCCACTAGGGTTGGCGAACTGCGCAGAGCCGGTTATATTATTCTAGACAAATGGTCGCAGCACCGTAAATACAAACTTTACAGATTAATTAAAACTCCGGAGGCATCATGAAAAATGGCATGAATTTTCACGACAGTTATATCTACACACCAGCTACTACAGACGTGACTATTCGTTGGCGCAAACTTTACAACTGGGTTCCACCAACCGAAAACCCTGAATACCAAAAGAAATGGGCAAAGTTTCGTCACATGACTGTTGCTGGAATTGAGTCCATAGGTAAACAATAATGGAACTTTATTCACACATATTGTTTATTGGCGGTCTTTTAGTTGGAATGGGCTGCTGTTTATTTGTTGCCGCAGCCATTATGTCAATGGTGCTGCTTGATGACTAGTTTGTGGAGAAAAAGAACTATGCAGGACAAAAGGTTTTGCACGACCTGCCAAAGAAAAAAGCCGGTTGCCGGTGGTTACAAGCAGCCAGGCTTGATGCGTGGCTGGCGTTGCGAGGATTGCTTGAACTTTCGCAGCGTCAGCCCTTACCTAAGTAAAAAGAAAACTACTTGTGACGAAGGCGTGGTATTGGATGCGCCGAATCCATAGGCATTTTTTCATGCTCTTTTAGTTCTTTGTTTATAGCAGAAACCTTTTCCATTTCTTTCTGGAAATCCTTTTTGACAACGTAATTTGTATCGTTGTCTTTCTTTGATTCCATTTTTGTAATTTTGAAGTTTGTTGCCATGTCATGCCCCTTAAATTATTTTTTTGCCGATTTGTAAATCAGCTAAATTTAAACCGTTAGTGTATTGAAAGTGTGGCATTTCTCTAAATTTTGTCCAATTACCCGCCCATTCCAAACCTGCTGCAATTCCCAAATCACCAACTTTTTGCCAAATATCGTTTTCGGCATCCCAAACTGGCTTTCCATTAAGCAAAGGAACTACATCTACCGCACAACGATAATTGTGGAATGATTGGCCACCTTTTGCATTAGTAACAATCCTGCCTTGCTTTGTTCTTCCCTGCGCATACAAAGCGTTTTGGCTTTCGTTATCCCGATAGGTGCTAGTTACTAATAAATCAATCCCCGCATCTTTTGCGGAGTTTAAAAACTTTTCGACGCGCACTTTAACAGCTGGCAGCAAATCATCTAAACTACGACTGTTTATCATTTGGCAGCAACGCCCTTCATTTTTTCAGCTGTACGCAAAACGCCAAGCCCTAGCATACCCATTAGTACAGGTAGCATTTCTGACAAATCAGCAGGAGTTAAAACTATTTGGTATTGGAAAAAAGCAGCTATAACTTTAGCAACAGATATACCTACCCAATTCCAAGCACAAGCAATACCGCAAACCCAACCTATAAACGGTCTCCAGCCAGACACAAACACAGACGCACTAGCCGCTTCAGCTTTGTTAATCTCAAGCTGGCCCATGATCTGCTGCAATTCACCCGACTGCTGCAACTTGTACAACTCTAGCTTTGCTGAAGCAGCTTGCGCAGGGTCAGGCCATAGCCGATCTATAACTTTGCTTCCAATATCTAAAACAGCCGTAATTGGATCGAGAGCCATATTATTTGCTTAAAAAAATGTGCGTTAAATAACCAATCAAGCTACTTATTGCAGAAACAAACATCATGCCAGCCCACATACCGCCTTTGCCCTTATTAGCCAGCGCCAGTAATTCTTTTAAGTCTCGATCCATTTGGTCAACCTTTTTATCTAAAGATTCAACCTGCGCGACTAACTGACCGTATTTGAACATATCCACGTTGTCTGACATTTCCAGCACCTTATGTTTTTTGGATGAACGCAAGAGCGTAGTAAAGTGGATTGTTCGTTCCAACCGAAGTAACCACGCCCGATGATGCAAAACCGCCATTATTACCGACCGAATAAGAAGTACCAGCGCCAACTATGAAACGGTCTCTTAAATTCGGTGTGCCGTTGGTTCCATCGCAGATAACGTAACCCGCAGGTATTGAGCCTATTGAACCCGACCACATAAGAATACAACCGACCGGCACAGCGGTGGTTGCTGAAGAACTGCCCAAGATACCGTACAGATTGTCATAAGTCGCAATAACCGCATTTGCGCTATCTGTCAGCACTAGCTTATAGTTGGAACCTGAGTTAAACCATATTTCCTGCGGTGGCCGACCATCCGTTCCAAGCACGATTGGATTCGTGTTTGCAATGGTTCCTGCTGACGTTGTATAGGTAGCCAAAGGCGTTGTTGTGCCAGCCTGGTAAGTATAAATAAACCCACCTGATAGCGGCGCACCCAAAGTCGTGAAAAACTGAAAGCCATTTCCGATTGGCGATAAATTGACAGCCATTGTTATTCCCCAAGTAAATCTGAAAGTTTATGATACCTAGCTTTTTCTTTTTCAAACTGTGTTTTTTTAGCTTCTTCAAGCTTTCTTGCTTGGCTTGCTTCTTGTTTTTTACGGATAAACTCATTAGCTAAAGTACCGGCCACACCCATAGTGCTACCGCCTGTAACACCTTCAGCAGCAACAGCAGCGCCTTTTGAAAGTAATTGGTTGGCAACCTTAGAACCTAGCTTTTGCTCAATATTAATTTCTTGAGCTTTAGCACCAGGGTAGCCTGTATCAGTTTTAAGAATGTGCATACCATTATGCAAATCCCTAAACTTAGCCATTTCTTCAGGCGTAAACAATCGCGTCATTTTTTCGCGGTTTGCGTCTAAAAACTTGGTCAACTGATTAGCATTCTTGCTCATTGCTTCGTAAGCACGATTAGCAAACTGAGCTTTAATTTCAGATAATGCTTTATCAGCTAAAGGCTTTAATTCTGATGGAACATTTTTAAGCGTATCAACAACATGGCTTAATTGTTCGACCGACATACCAGCAACAGAATTCGGTATCTTTTCAACGTCAATTTTTCTATTGATTTCTTTAGGGCCTGAAGCATCTAATATATTTGAAATGCCTTTAGGATTATCTAAAGTGTTTTTGCGCTCAGTTACTAAATTTCTAGCATCTTTATATAAAGACGAATTTGTATCTAAATTTGCTATTACATCTTCATCAATTGCGTTTTTAATAGCTTTGTGCAAACCGGCATTTTTACGATCCCAATTTTCATTTAGATATTGCCGCAACAATTCTGCTCTGTGGGCATCTGTAGGCAACAAATTGCCGTCTTTATCAATCATGCCAAGCTGACGCATACGCGCCTCAACGCCTTTGGCAAGCCCCATAGATTCTGTGTTAATAACCGTTAAAGCTTCGTTTTTCAGTACATCATTAATGTTTTTAGCAACGACAGGAACTTCTTTAGCTATAGCATCGCGTTCTTTGTAAATGTTCTTAATGCGCTTGTCGTAGCTTTCCTCAAGCTTTCTTAGTGGCTCAAGAATGGTATTGCCGCGACTAAATACAGACGATTCGTCTAATCCAAATGTGCCGCCAGTTTCTTTAATTAGATTTTGACCAAAATCATCAATAACTTTCTTTTCTCTATTAAATTCATCTTTAAGATAATTACCTAATGGAGTATCAGTTTTTGACGTTTGATAATCTGTAGCTCGATCTTTGCCATGACCTTCAATTACGTTTTCACGAACTTCATCAAAACCAAGACGCTGCAAAGTAGCTGCACGATTTTTTTGCTCTGCGCGTGTAACACCAGATTCACCATACTCAACAGGCGTAAAAGGTTCATCGGGCGCACGTTGTTTTGCACTACCTAATGGCTCCGCTTGTTGCTGTTGTTTTGTTTTTAACTGTTCTTGTAATTGGTCAACTGGCTGCACTACTTCTTCAGCTTTTTTAGATTCTAATTGTGTTTGCAATTGCTCCGCAGCCGTAGCAGGAGTTTCGGCAATTGCTGGTTCTGGTATTACCGCAGCTTCTGGCGCAACAGCGGCAGGTTGTTCGGGCGTTATTGGTTTCGCTTGTTGTGCGGCGTCTAATTCCTCTCTTGCTTTTTTAAGTAAATCATAACTTTCTCGCCATTCTTGTTGCGCACGTTCAATTGCTTCAAGATTGTTGCTTGCGCGAGCAGAATCTAAATTTTTAGATTTTTCACTAAAATTATCAAATGCCTCTTGATAAGTTTTGTATAAATCTTGTGAATTTATTTTTTGCGTTGGTTGTACAGCTTCTGGCATAACAGCCGCAACAGGCTCAGCCGTTCTTGCTGCCGGTTGAACAGGCTCAGTTGGTCGCCCCATAGTAGGCTCAACACGTTCTGGGCTTACGCCTTGAATTTCAACACTAATGCTAGGCCCCATTTCAGGACTTAGTTTTTCTTGTATTGCTCTTTTGCCTTTAGCAAGCAACCCGCCGCCAGCCTCAATGACTTTTGGCAAACCCATGTTAATCATCCATTCGGCATCCTCTTTAGGAATTAAGCCGCCTGTATTTCTTTCAATCCATTCTGCACCTTTGCTTGCGTTCTCACCAACAAACTCAAACAATCTGCGTGTTGCTTCATTTTTGTAAGCAGGGTCATCGGTAATGCCAAAAGCTTTGCCAAAAGGCTTATCAAGAATAGAAGCTAATGTTGAACCCCATGCAGCCGCTTCTTTTGGGTCTAAGGTTATAACCCTGCCAAGTAATTGCGCAGCTTGTTGTGCTGTGTAAGGAATAACGCCGCCAATAGTGTTATCTAATACCGACGCAATCCCTTTTAATATTGGTTCTTTATCGCTAACCATTTCTGGTTCGCTAGGCTTCATTGCCGGTATAGCAGAAGCATTTTTATCTACAGCAGTTTCAACAGTATTCCAAAGATCAGCAAGCGTGCCTGTGCTTTCCGCTGTAACTGTTACAGGAGGTAATGATTTTTCTTCTGTTGGTGGCTGCGTTAAAGCAGGGCCATTCATTTTTGCGTAAAGCGCAGCTAACTCAGCTTTGGCTTTTTCAGCATCTACTGGGTCAGTTCCATTAATTCGCGCTTGTAAACTAGGAATAAGATTAGCTTGTTGTTGATATGATTGTTGATTAGCAGAACTATTATTAACAACAGCAGGTTTCACAGCCTGTCGCTGCGTGACAGGTTGCGCAGGAGCTTCGTCTACCGTATCCCATTGTTCCGCTAAAGTAGCCATTATTTAATAATCCCCGCCATTTGTGCTTCTTTAATTTTTTTGCTTATTTCATCACGTTCAGCCGGTGACATTGCCAATTTCATTTTTTTAACTTCAGCAGCAGTCAACTCTTGGAACAAACGATAATCAGCAAATTTATTAAATAACTGAGATTTTTTGCTGTATTCATCAGGATTGTTTGCATACGGTGCTAAATAATCAGCCCTAGCAATTTTCATCCTATTCATTCCAACAAGCTGATTTACAACATTACGAATTGAATCCTTTGTCATTTTGACGTTAGGATTTGCAAGCTCAGAAATTTGCCTTGCAGCATCCGTATTACCACCAGCTAATTGCAATATCTTGGTGTTTTTCATCAACTCATCAGTTGACGTTGTTTCTAGTTCATACGCAGGAATACCAACAGCTTGCGCTAAACCAGCAATAAATTTCTTGCGCTCACCGCCAACGCCTGTAAACGTATCAGGAACAAGCTTTTTAATAGTTTGCAATGACGCAATAGTATTGCTTGCGTCTTTTGATTCTTTGTATGTTTGCGACCAATCTTGAGTTCCAACTTCAGCTGAACTTTTAATTGCGCCGCCTTTAGCTTCTAACTCTGCCGCAGCAGTAGGGTCTAAAGCCGTAACAGCAGGTCTGTTTGCTGATTGCGGTTGATTAGTTGGCAAAATATATTTTGTGCCTTCAGGTAAACCGCTAGGATCATTTTTGCCAGCAATAACTTGTGTGCCAGGCGGCAAGGTTTTATTAATACCTGCGCCAGTAACAGAAATAGACGGCAAATTACCGGCAGTAGCTGGTCTAGTAATTGTTTCAACCAATTGACCACCAACGTCAGTCAGATTAGCTTTAGGAGCAAATTTTTCAATTTGTTCTGATGCGCCCAATAAAGCTTCACTACCCATAATTGCTGATTCAGCAACATGTTTACCTGGCTTTGTTTTTTGCAATTGTTTAATTTGCAAATCAACAAAGTTGTTAATTCCTTTACTGTTTGGGTTTTCTTCTTTTATGCGTTGTAAATCTTCAATATAAACCGCCGGATTTTGTTCGCCCATTCTTCCGCGAAGGGCTAAACGGTTAGCAACTACAGATTTTTCGTTTTGGCTAAGTTTGTTTATAGCTTCTTGATTTTCTGATTGCGCTTTGCCAAGAGTAGTTAATTCAGAAATATATTTTGATCCATTTAAAGGAGCAATTTTAGGAACAGCTGCGTTTAATTTATTAATATCAATAACACCATTAGTTTGGTAATTATCTGGATTAGATAAAAAAGTTTGCATAGCTTTTATTTCTTGATTTGTTCTTTCTGCTTGCTCAAGTTCAATACCACCTTTGCCAACAACTTGTTGTTGTTGTTTTAGTAGCAAAGGATTCATTTGGCGTGATTGTTCAACTCTTTGCTGCGCTTCTTGAAGCTGCAAAGGATTCATCTGCATATTCTGCTGAAGTTGTTGCGCTCCTGAAGCTAAATTCAGCATATCGCTAAGACTTGAAGGCTTAGTTTGTGGGCCTAAATTTAAATTAAAACCATAGTCAGCCATAATTATTCCTTACCCATAGTAACCAGGAGTTTGCTGCGCTACATTTTGGTTTTGCCCCAAAACAGCCTGTAAAATTTGATTCTGTTGATAGTTCTGCAAACCACCAGCCAAAGCATTAGAAGCACCTGTCAAACCTGCCGCTTGAGCCGCAGCCGAACCTACACCTAGCTGTGCCGCTGCTGTTGTAGCGTTTTGACCAGCTTGTGAGGTTGATTCTTGCGCTTTTTGACCAAGACCTGCTATACCCGCCAAGGTATTGTAAATGCCTGTGCGTTGGCTTTGAAAATTATTAAACGCATTTTGATAAGCATTTCCAGCATAATCCTGCGTAAATTGCTGAAGGCCACGCAAAGCATTACCACCAATAGCACCACCAGACAAATTGGCTTGTCGTTGGTTTAAGTTCTGACCTTGTTGCAACATGAAGTTGTAATTAGGCGCAAGACCTGCTTGCAAATCTTGTGGCGTAAATTGTCGAGTTAAATAGTCAGTACCTTCTTGTGTGCCTACTGGTTGACCAAGCTCGTTATAAGTTACGGATTGACCAGGCAACATTGATCTAATCTGATTTAACGACTGATAGCCAGCACCACGTTGCGGAGCAAATTGCTTGTTAATAGTGTTAAACATTGACAATTGCGCCGCTGCAGCATCTTTCGCCGCATCAGCTTGCATTTGTGATCCAGCATACGAAGCAAGCGCACCCGCGCCAGCACCAATGCCCGAAACAAGTGATCCTGTATTTAAAGCATTAGCTAATTGACTACCGGCAGCAGCACCCCCAACACCCATACCAATACCATTTACAAGCGAACCACCAGCAACAACATCGCCTGTGGTTTTTAACGCTGCAACCTGCGCAGGAGTCATTGTAGAAGTTAATGCGCCAACTTGATTTAAAGGTAATGCGCCAGCTACATTTGCAGCAACATTACCCGCAGCATTAGCCCCAATAAATCCAGAAGGCCCAACGCTTCCATAACCACCGCCAACAAAACCACCACCGACAGAACTGCCAGCCGTTCCCGCCGCAGTACCAAAAGAAGGCAAAACATTAGCAAATTGAAGAACGCCAGTTACAGCAGGTAACAAAGCCATAAACGGCCCATAAGTATCCATGAAACTTTCAGGATTAGCGTATCTAACCGCTTCAAAATACTTAACGTCTGGTTGACCGGTTGTTGGGTCGTTTTGAACAACAAGATTGCCGTTACCGTCTGCTTTATATAAAACCGTTGCGTGAGGCGTTGCATCCCCTCTGCCACCCGCACCAGACAAAGAATTAGTTACCGAATATAAATCTTTTCCTTTTTCTTGAAGCGCGTCGTAAAGCTTATTTTGATCTAAAGTTTTACTGGTTTTGCCATAAATAGTCTGACTATTCATGTATTGATTTGGGTCAATACCCGCAGCTTTGGCAGCATCAATAAAATCTTGGTCGCCAGCAGCTCCACCGTTTAATTTTTTATAACCTATGCTGCCCATACTTGCAGGGGCAGCCACAATTCCATAAACGCCCGAACCGTTTAATATTCTGACCGCATCAGATTTTTCATTCCAACCTGCGTCAACAATTTTGTCGCGAATATCAGAATTAAAAGAAGTTAATTCGTTGGTGCGCTTGTTCTTAAATTGTTCATCAATAATGGATCGTTTAAGCGTAGGCAATTGATTGCCAGCAGCTTGCGGAGCTACTTCCGATATAGGAGTAGCTGATTGCTGTTGCTGCTGTTGTTGCAACTGTTGAGCTTCTCGTTGGCGTTGCTCGTCTTGCTGACGTTGCTGTTCTTCTCTTTGGCGCTGTTCATCCTGCTGACGTTGCTCATCTTGTTGACGCTGGTCATTTTGTTGTTGTTCTTGCTGTTGGCGTTCTTCAGCTTGTCTAGCCGCATTTAGTTGCGTTTGCAAATTCCTAATTTGGTTTTGATAAGTTGTGCGCACACCAGCGCCGCCAAGCCCACCAGAAAGGTTGCTTATCTTGTCATTTAAAGAATCAATTTGCGCTTGTATGTCAGCAGAAGAAGCCATTTATTTCCCCAATGATTTCAAGGATTGTAATACGGAACCTTGTACGGTTTGCCGCCTACAGTAATATTTATAAAGCCAACAGGCGCAGTTGGTAAGATTGCGCTACCTGTAGTTGCCGTCGTTGCGCTAGAGAAATTCAACAAGTTCAAAAAGAACTGTTGCCAAGCTCTAGTCGGTCTGTTTGTTACCGTATCCAGAAATTCTGTCTGTGGATAAGGTTGCGTTGACGAAGTGTTTTGCGTAATAGACATTAATTATCCCCGCTTGACGCTTTAAGGTTTGCAGACACAATTACCGCCTTAACAGGATCAGTAATAGAAACCTCAAAAATCCGATCTCTGGCCATACCCAAACGCCGCCAAATAGCACGATTCTTGTAGCGACCAATAGAACCAATACTTACCCAATATTCTTTTGACCAAGTTGAACCACCGTCATTTGACCAACGCAGCATAGCTTGCGGGTTGTTGGTGGTTATATCATCAGCAATATCAGCTATTCCTAAAATGTAAAAACCATCAAAAGGAATAGTTAAAGTTTGTGTTGGCGTAATAGAGTAAGTATCGCCTAAGTAAACAGCACCTGGAATGGTCGTGCCGCTTGTTGAAAGACCAGTAAAACCAACGCCAGGCTGGAATTGTATCTGTAACTCGTCAAAATATTGACGCTGAAAGTCTGCAACCAAATGCGGCGCACGACGCAACCTTCTAATGTTTTGACCGTTGTCTGTATAGTTGTCAGGGTCTAGCTCATATATTGAGCCATTCTCATAATCGCCACACAAAACCATGCCTTGGAAAACAGCAGAGCATTGGCCTCGATGCCGCTCATATTCACCTAGATCATTCAAATATAGCCACTTGTGCCACATTTGCGTTGTAGCGTCATAAACCCAAGTTAATTCTAATGTTGGGAACGTTATAACGTAGCATTCATGACCTTCTAATTGATAAGTCCAACCTATAGCGTCATCAATGTATTGATTGACCAAGGTCTGTTCTACTGCGTGAGTAGAAATGCGGACTGGTTTATAACCTTCGGTTTGCATTATCTGACCTTGGCCACGCGAATTGCGACTTACATATGCAAACGAATTACCTAGCCTTGAAAGCGAGAACTTAGCTGCGCAGCCATGTTGTGTGCTTGTGCCTGGTATCCGCTGAAACGGAAACGGTACAGTTCCAACGTCAACCCAAACTTCGCTAGAAGCTTCGCCTAACAAATATATTTCTCGATGGTCAACAATTAACGCCACCAAATCATCAGGTGAACCATCTTTAGAGCCAAAGCTTAAACTATTAGAAATCGGTGAAAGCAGGTCAGACGCACCGTATTGCTGCGTATTTGGGTTGTTATAAACAAAGTAATTGTCATAAGTGCCAACAGAATTGCCGCCGCTAAATGCTCCGTCTGTAGATGGTAGAACCGTAAAGTTCAGCGCATACATTGTTTGGCTTGCAACTGACTGCGTAAAGTTTAAATTGTACGTTCCAACGCCACCTGTGCCAGTTCCAAACTCAGTAATAATAGTGTCAGCAGTAACGCCAGCACCTTGAATGGTTTGGCCTAAAAACAAAGTGCCTGTGATAGCCGTTACTTGTAAAGAGTTGGCAACCAACACCGCTGTACCTGTTGCGCTTGAGCCAGTACCACCCAAGCTATCAGCAAACGTTACAGTTGGCGCAGACGTATAACCTGAACCACGATTAGCTATGGTTACCGCAGTAATCTTGCCGCCTTCTTGCGTGACTGTGGCGGTAGCCACCACACCGGCATAGGTTAGCGTTGACGTACCATTAGCAGCCGATCCGCTTGTATGCGTTGGAGCCGTTGAACCTGTAGTTCCTGCCGTTGATACTGTGTAAAGATTAGCGCCAAAGTAAATCTGCTGGCCTAAAGTAACAACGGTGGTCGCAGTCCAAAGCGTGCCAAAGCTAACTACAGGGTTTAAATAGTTACTACCTTGGTTTGTTATGGTTACTGAATTAACACCGCTGCTAATAGAACCAGTAAACGTTGCAGCAACTGCCGCTGAATTCATTGCCCTAGCTGATAGCGTTTGCGAAATGTT